TGTCAATAATGCAAAACCAGATGAAGCATTAGTTGTAATTGCCTCAATGTCTCCACCAGTTGCACCTGTATTAGTTGCTGTATTTTTAATTACAGCACCATAATAGTGACCTGAACCACATAAGTTTATTGCCTCAATATCACTTGAAGCACCTTTAAATTCTAATTTACATTCTCCTAAACCTACACCATATACAATGTTTGTAATGTGAAGTTTAGCGCCGTTCGTATGTCCACTCAATCCTGAAGCGTCTACGGCTGCAGCTGTTGTAGCGGCGTCGGCGTTCCAGGTGAGTAATACTTTGGCGTGTGTCTTAGTATCTGCTAATATTTTAGTTGTTACTGCCATAGTTTCTTTACACCTCTAGTTTTAATTGTTCTCTTACTTCTAATTCAATGTAATCTAACAATTGTTCTTTTTTTATATCATGTTTTAAAATAACTTTCTTAACACAATCCTCTATATTATCGCAAAAGTCAATTCCTTCATCATAACCTTCACTATCCTTTTCATAGTCTAACATCTTATAAAACTCATTGACTGCCTTTTTCATTTTAGGTGCCAATGACATATAAGCTGATGAATCACTTACATTAAAGTCTTCAAATATATTACTTGTTTTCATCAGTAGTTAAATCTATTTCTGCTTGACCATCTTTTACGGATGATACTGAACCATCTTGTTCAAAAGTTCCTGGTTCAGCAACCTCTGGTTTAGGGTCACTAAATGCAGCTGCCTCAGCCGGTATAGATTGAGCAGTATTAAACATTTGACTTGCCATTTCTTTTCTTTTAGTGTCTAATCCATTAGCTACTTTTGCTCTTAAAGCGTCTTTAAAAGCTTCGCCTGCTTGTGCATTATCGCCACTTGCAAGATTATCAATAAAAGTTTTTATTTCTTCTGTCATAATTATCTCCTATTATATTGGGGTATCATCATCAATATCGGCTTGACCGAATGGTGATGAAATAATACCATCATCAATTTCTTGTTTGATTTGTTTATCCATTTCTTGAATTTCTGATTCAGACTGTTTAAGCACATTCTTTCTCATATATTCTACTGAAAAGTATTTACCTACCATATCTCTCATTTCATTTACTAATGCGATTCTATCTCTCATCATTTCACTTTGTTTTAATTCAGCAAAATGTCCGTCTTGTAAGAAATCATATTGTAAATTTTGAGAAATGTTATTCCAGTCTTCTTCTGAAATAACTTTTTTCAATATTAACTGTGTCTTTAACAAGTCATTAAATAGTTCTGTAAATTTCTTTCTTAATCTTTGTACAAACTTAGTAAATTTTAATTCATCTCTAGTTATTTCACTAGAACGACCTAAGTTAAATCCTTGTGAAGATTCTAATCTACTTACAGGAACATTCAATGAACGATACAGTTTCTTTTGAAAGTATTCGATATCAGCAATTTCACCTAAGTTTTGTCCACCTGGTAATGTTGTGATATCAGTTCCTCAACCACCTTCTCTTGACGGCAACCAAAAATCTTCGAGCATAGACATATAGTTTCTATCATCTCTAATTTCACCAGTTGAAGCGTCATATACTAATTTGTTACGATATCTTGCCATAACATCTCTTAGATATTGTTCTGCTTTAACTTTAGGTAGGTTACCTACATCTATTTTAAATATTCTTCTTTCTGGCGCCCTTGCAATTCTGTATATTACAACAGCGTCCTCTATCATTCTGAGCTGATTGACAGGTTTGATTGCCTTATGTAAATAAGACATAACAATATTTTTTTGTTGGTCTACTAGACCACTAGGGCAAAATGAAATTGTATCAGGTGCGATTTTAACTCCACCGCCAGATGTTGTTCCTGATACTCCCTTTTCGTTAAATAAGTAATACTCTACATACTCATCTACTATATCTAAGTTTGCTGAGCCCTCTTGTCTTTTCTTTCTTACTTCTCTAATCTTTTTAATCTTTCTAGGGTCGATATATTTAAGTTCTGTTATTCCTGTTACAGGTGATTCTCTATCAATAATTTTTTGATAGTATATACGACCATCAACATACCATCTTCTAAAGATGTCATGTCCTTTTGTGTTAAAGTTCATCAGTTTTAAAATATTACTAAATTCAGTTTCTATTTTTGCTCTAATGTCTTTTCCATAAGATAAATTTTCTGTATTTACTCTTACAGGTTGTTTTAGTTCATTCGCTACAACAGCTTCATTTACTATGTCCTCTACGGCCATATCACATTCTGGGTGTAATGAAATTTCTCTATATCTGCGAATTAAGTCTGCTTCACTCTTGGCAGTTCCTTCCATATCAAGGTACTGTCCAAAATAACCACCGGCGGCGACGGTTTGTGTTCCGTCATCCGCCTGAGTAGTCGTGAACGCTTGTTTGGGGTCTTCTGTTTTTTTAACTCTCGTTATTTGAAACCCAAATAGTTCAGCCATAATTTATTTCCTCGTTAATACTAATATTATTTATACCAATATTAAGTAGTTGTATTCGTATCAAAATATTGATAATCGAATGTTACATCAAATGTTTCTATACTGTCATTAGTTCCCATACCTAGTGCAATACTAGTTATATCGTTTGGAAACGCACCTCTTAATGTATAAGACTTTATAGTTGCACCGTTTCTGTCAAGTTGGTCAACAAAAGCGTCTACTTGATAATCGCCTGGATTTGTTAATCCTTCGTTATCAGACATACTGTTGATACCATTTTGCCATCTTTCAAATGCATTTCTTAATTTAAAGTTTGTGTCATTAAGTACTGTAACAGACCAGGTTGCAATTGTTCTATCTCCAGCAATTTTAATAGACCTACCACGAAATGGAACAGTAAAAGTTCCTATTGTCATTGCAGGTAAAGTAGTTGCCTGACATAAAAATGCTAAGTCTTCTATCTCACCGCCTACTTGAGCATAACCAGGAAAAGGCATTACTACCTTAAACTGATTAGGACGAGCACCGCCACCAGATAACTTAGCTTTGAAATCATTAATACTTGCCATATCTTATTTCTCCTTTGTTACCCAGCTACTTCTTCAAATGCTACACCTGTTCTAGTTGCAACAAACTGAAGTTTTATGAAGTTAATTGAACGATTAGGTTTGACAAATATTTCTGCCACAAATTCGTTTCTATCAACAACATCGCCAGTGTTATTTGTATTATCACAAACTACTAAAAAGTCTGTAATACCCCTACGCCCTTGCACTTCTCTCAAGAATGGTTCAACAATTGCTCTAAAGTTAGCCCTTGTAAATTCATCATTGAATTCAAAGAGTTGAAATTTAGAAGCAGTTGATATCGCCTTTTCTAATGTAATGAATAATCTTCTTACATTGATTCTATCAAAAGCACTTGGTGATGATAATGCTGTTTTATCTCCAAACAGAACAGTTCCTTGTCCTGGGAAAGTAACAACAGGATTAACTCGTTTCATGTATAGTTCATCTCTTTGTGATTTAGATGGATTGAAAGCAAGTTTTACCACGCCTCTCACATTGCCTCGGTTAAAACCAGCAGGTGAGAACCAAGAATCTGCTACTAAATCAGTTCTAGCAGCTAAACCAGCCATATCTCCATTTAATGGAACGAATCTATATACATCAGAATATCTGTCATACATATATTTATATCCACTATCAAAAACAGCATAAGATGATGAGTTTCTTGAATTAAAGAAAGCTATTACATTATCTTTTTGTGTATTTGAATTTGATACATTAACAACATCTGCTCTTTCAGGACTTGCAAATACTACAGCGTCCTTTCTATTTTCAGCAATTGTTACTAAGTTATCAATATGAGTTCCGTCACCAGAACCAGCTATGATTAATCCAACATCTACTGTTTCAGCGTCTTGGAATTTTTCATAAGCAGTTTTCTTTTGTCCAGATGTTACAGTCGAACCATCAGCGCCACCAGATAGTGATTCTAAAGATGGAACTGCAACAGCAGTAAATGTTGTACCAGCTGCGTTTGAGCCCCAATTAGTACCTGCTGTGTTATGGTCCATCCAATATATATATTGTGATTTCGTATAAAGCACATCTGAATAATAATTGTTATCACCTTGAGGTGATTTAGCGTCAGCCGCTTTTGATAATTTTTCGTATGTTTCTAAAACTGAACCAGGTACTCCTGTGATTGTTCCATCTTCATCTGCTACGACAACATGAATTTCATCGCCAGAACCTGAACGCTCAGAAGCATAAGCAGAAGTACCAGGAGCTCCGCCTACTGAATCGTAGTATCTCCATCTTCTTCTAATATTTCCGCCATTGGTAACTGTTGTTTGTAAACCACCACTTCCACTTTCTTTTTGAACAATTGTCAAAGTATGTGTAGAAATGCCAGTTATTCTATATTGATGTCCATCATCATAGTCATTAGTTGCAGCTGTTGTTGAAAAAGATATGATATCTCCAACATTAAATTGAGTACCATCTGCTGATATAACAGTAGTATCTCCAATAGTTGTTGAAGCGTCATTGACAGTTGTTACGCCTTCTTCTTCATATGCGGCCGCACTAGGACATGTAGACACCAATAAAGTATTTCCCCACGCACCAGCAGTTCTAGCTGCAAAAGTTCCGACAACGCCAGAACCATCAGCATAGTTATCTGTATAGTGTGTAGTATTCTTAATTTGTAATCCACAACCAGTTGTAGTTGCGTTTACAAGATTAGTCTGGGAAGCTCGTACTACTCTTAATGAATTAGAGTATTGTAAAAAGTTAGCAGCTGAAAAAAAGTCTTCAAAGTTACTTGAATCTGGTTTTCCAAAAGTTTCTACTAAATCAGATTCACTTGATATACTTACTATCTCATCTAATGGGCCTTGGCGAAATTCGCCAGCTACGCCACCAATAGAAGTTGAAACAGCAGGAATAATCCTAGTTAAATCTCTCTCTTGTACGAGAACACCAGGTGATACTTGAAATGCCATAAGGTTATTCTCCGTTAATTTAATATTAAATTAGTGAACATATTTGTATTATTAGTACTCCATAAATAAAAAATTTCACTGCTTCTATTTATAATACTGTTAAAGTCTAGGTTCTACTCACCCTTACGAGTTACTGGATGCCAGACAGTTCCATACATGTCTACTTCAGTTTCTTCACCAGGTCTTTCTATACCATCATCTACAAAACCAAAAGGTGCCATGTCTTGTTCTATCAAATTTTGTTGTTCATGATATAGTTGATTTCTGATATTTGAATCAGTTAATTCTTTGAAATAATCTTGATTAGATAACCAACCAAATATAACTAAACACATCATCAAGTCATCATTACTACCATCTTCAGCCTGCCATGATGTTCCTCTTTTTGAGAATGTGGACATTTCTTCTATAATATTAAAATCGTTTACAATAACTTTGTCTGATTCTAATAATGTTTTAATATTTGAACATCCTAATTTTTTAATCTGTTTTGTCATTCTGACACCTAATGATGAACCTCTTCCAGAAAAACCAGAACCTAATATTTGACCTGCACGACCTCTTTGAGTTGTCATTAATAAGTTTTCATATTCACATTCATATTGTAATGTATCTGATATCTGTTGTCCTAAATCATTTACTTCTACTAATACATGTGCCTTGTTATACCCATTACATACTTGTTGTATAATGTTCGGAAAAACAAATGGTTTAACTTCATTGTTTCTATATTTTGCAACAACACGATAAGGTACTGTTGAACAATCAAATACAATAAATGCCGAATAATCTTTAGTTGTGCCTCGAGCAACATCAACAGTACATACATAAGTTTTACTCTTATCAGGTTTTTCATACATATCTAAACCACCTTTTGATTCTATTGGTAAGATATGTGCCATTGATTTAATTTTTGTTGGTGCTATTAAAGTATCAACAGAACCTAAGAAATCACATTCAAACTCTTGTTGAAATTGTTCAGCAGATGTATTTCGTATTGTTTCTTTTTTCCATGCTTCATCACGACCAGGAACTTCTGACCAATG